GGGTGCGAGTACCGGACTCCTGGGTGGTGATGTGCAGCTTGGAGTCCTTGTCGAACGCCCACGCTTTACGCCACTCAGATTCAGTACTGAGCCACGAATCACCGCACCGCGAATCAAGGATCTCAACACCGAAAACAATGTCCCGGCGAAGAATCCTGTGGTTCAAGTATCTAGCGCCGGGATAGTTTCCGGGTTCCTCGTACACCACTTTGACGGGCGGGTCGTGCAGACCGTTGACCCCGGTGCCCAGATAGACACCGCGATCCCCGGCGGCGGGGCCGGCGAGGGTGAACCACTCGCCGTTGCAGCCCTCCAACTCCACTACGGTTTTCTGCACGACGGTCCTATCGTTGAGTGAACTGCAAGGCGTCTCGGCGCGTGAGTGTCTGCTGTGCAGTCATCGCTTCACCGATGCCGGAGACGTTGAAAATGTATTTCGCGCCCTCCCGTAGCAGGTTCGGGATCGCGCCCTCCCCGGACATGCCCAAGTCCTGCATGAACTGCTGGCCGGTGGCCTTCGCGAAGTCCGTTGGCAAGCCCACAACTTTCTTGCCGATGTCCTTGTAGAAGTCGTCCATCTTCGTTGCCATTGAGTCGGTTTGTTCGCCGTACTTCGTGGCGTAGTCCAACTGGTTTTTCTGCAAGCCGAGTTGGAGTTTCTGCTGCTTGATTTCTTCCAGGCGGGCTTTGATGGCGGCCTCGTTGGCGCCGGTCTTGGCCCGCTCAATTTCAAGGCTTTTGCGTTCGATTTCTAGGATGGCGAGTTGACGATCCAACTCGTCTTTCGTGAATTGGCTTTCCTGCGCGGACGCCTCGGGCTGTAACGCTTTCAACTGTGCGGGCGGGATAGTTCCCACGGCGGTGCCGAAGTCCTTCACCGCTGTGGTGGCTGCTTGGGCCTGGTCTGCGACACCACCAAGGTTGAAGTTGATTGTCAGCCCTTCAGCGGAGCCGAACACATCCTTGACGGCCTGCATCAACTCTCGGGCCGTGGACACCACGCCCTTCATGGAACTGGATATGCCGTCCGCGAATGACACACCGATAGACGCACCGGACTTATCGACCCAGCCCGAACCGGAGAACGGGCCTTCGTCGGCCGGCGAGTTCGGGAAGAATGCCCTAGCTGCCGCCATGAGCGCATTCGCGGAGGAGGCCACAAGGCTCGCCTGCGATGCGATACCGCGAGCGAAGGACGCACCGATAGCGACGCCGGACTGCTCCATAGCCCCAGCGAAACTTGACGCTGTTGAAACCATCTGCTGACAGATCGTTGAAACCGTCGTGATGCACGGTTGCATAGCGCCAGAGATAGCCGGTGCCACCGTCCCGAAGGATGCCGCCGCTACCTGGGCGGTCGCAGCGCCACCCTCGTTGGCTGCCTGGGCAGCCGCAGCCATGCTGACAGCTACCGCTCCGGCGACACCCGCCAAAGCGCCCGTGATTGCTGCCGGCGTACCGGACAACGCTTGCGCGATGCGGCCGGGAATGCCTTGGAACGCTGTGGCGAACGAGTTACTGAGGTTCGCGGACTGAGTGCTGATTGACTGAGCGATCAGAATGAACATCCCGGTGATGGACTGCTGGATGCCGGTGAAGGCGCCAGTGAAGCCCTGCGGCAGCGCCGTGAAGAAACTGCTGATGGTGGTTTGCATTCCCGTGATGCCAGTGGTGACCGCCGCATTGATTTCAGCCCACTTCGTTGCAACAGCGTCCTTGACGCCGTCGAACTGGGAGGTGATGCCGTCCCTCGCGGACGCTGCGGCCGTGGCGAGCTTCGCACCCCACTGCGCTTGAGCCGCACCATCTGTACCCAAAGCGGCACTGATGAGGCTTTTCTGGTCATCCACTGGCATGGACGCAATGGTTTTATCAAACTCTTGCTTTGCGGCGACAGCCACCGCGGCGGCCTGCTGAGTCGCAGCGTTAGTGTTCAAGGCCGCAGTGGAAATGCCCTCGTTCAGCGAGTCACCGACCTGCTTGCCGGTTTCTAAGGCTTTCTGTACCGCAGCCTCGGGATTCAGGGCGTCATTGATCCACTTACCGGGCTTACCGAACAACGTCTCCAAGCCCGACTGGTCACCGCCCAAATCCGGCACAGACTTAGCCCCAAGCCTGTTCAACACTGCGTCGATAGCGTCAACAACCACCGCAATCGGCTTCAACGCGGAGGCAATCACCTGGAATGCGTTAGCCAACGCCGGCAGCGTGTCCTGCACAAGACTGCGAATGTCTTGCACGAACCCTTTCATGCTGTCGCCGAACTGAACATTTGACAGGTTTTCCCAACCACTATTGAAGAAGTCGGTGACCAAACCGCCGATCTCAGACAGCGTGTCGCCAAGCTGCTTCATGGCCGTGTCCAACTTCGACACACCTGTACTCGGATCGACCGTAGTCATACGGTCAACCCATTCCATAAAGGACTTACCTGTGCGGTTGATGGCGTCGGAAATGCCGGGGAACTTGTCCGAGATTTTCGATACCAGATTCAGGATGCCGGTGGTGAAATCTTCAATCCCTGGCCGCGCCGCCGAGAATGCTTTACCGATGTTGCTACCGATGTTGGCGAGTGCGCCTTTACTTTTCTCAAGGGCGGAAGTGACACCACCGAAGGCGTCCGAAAGCCCTTGGGCTACGCCCCCTAGGGCGTCTTGGAAGCCGGTGTCGTTGAGAATTTTTCCGATGCCTTCAAAGGCCGGCTTGAGGCCGTTCTCGAAAGTGTCGTTGACTTTCTTTTTGATCGCATCAAGGGCGGCGCCGATGGAGCCGCCACCCTCCTTGTCGCCGTTGCTGTCACTGAACAAGCCTGCGTTCTCGGCGGCCTTCTTGATGCCGTCCATACCCAAGGCGATGGCGCCGATAGGGAACAGCACTGCTGCCATGATCGCGGGCAACGTAACCAAAGCCCCAGAAATAAGAGCCAACGCCGGGGCAATCAAGCCAAGAACAGCAACAGCGATCATGCCGTTCTCGCCTAGCTTGATGAAGCCTTTGCCCGCAGACAGGGCAGCGGAGCCCATCGCTTGCAGGCCGTCACTGACACCGTTGATTGCAACCTTGCTCAATGAGCCGACGCCGCTCTTGATCGCCCCAAACGCCCGGACGATACTGTTGCGATCAACCTCAACCTCAATGGGTACTTTCAGGGCGGCAACACGCGCCCTCAAGTCCTGTGTGCCCTGCTCGTCCAGCCTGGGCGTCAAATTGAGTGCTAGACCGCGAAGGTTGGAAAGCTCCTCATTGATGTCATCGCGCCAGCTTTTCTTCGACTTAGGATCAACCTGTAGGTCGATCTTGTCAACCAAACCCTTAGCTGCGCCCTGGATCAGATCCAGGTCTTTACCCGCAGCGGTGAGTTGCTTCCCGTACTCCTGAATCTGGTCAAGTGCCGACTTGCGGAAGTTGGCATCAATGTCCACCGATGCGCCGGCGGCGCGGGCCGCCGAGCGGACTTCGCGGGCCAACTGCTTCTCGTTGACATTGCCATTGATGTCAACGTCGAACTCTTCGTCGCCGCCCTTTCGCAGTTGCTCGCGCAGTTCCCGGCGAAACAGGTGGGTATCTGGGACGACCCGGATTGATACCCGTCCAACCTCTTTACCGCCAGGACTCGTCATTGCACACCACCTTTAACTTTTCGGGCCGCAGCGATCTTGGCCTGCGCGATGAATGCGAAAGAACCAGGGCCGTTGTTCTTCCGGCGCACTGACTGATCGGGGATGGGGAACGGATCGGGTAGCGGCGGCTTGTTCTTTGAATGCGCCGCAACATACGTCCACTGAAGGGCTCTCAGGCCGTTGACGATGGCGACAGTCGCATACCTGGACTCATCCCAACCCCGGAACTGCCGGCCGCCACGGCGCTCCGCGTTGAAGCGGGAATCCTCGGGCAAGCCACGAATCAGAACCAACAAATACAGCGGGGTGAGGCGTGCCTCCGGGCGTAACGCATCTCGGAGGTCAACGTCGTAGAACTCCAGCAGGTCGGCAGCAAGCTGCTCGCCGTACTCGTCTATTAGCTCTGCGAGCCCTCGGCTTCCCCCGCTTGGGTCGCCGCCATCCACTTGGAGAATACCCGCAGGGTGAGCGCGAGGTCGTCTTCAATGTTGGCGACGAGGACGTTAGCCAGCTTCTCGTTGTCGGAGACGAGCGGAAGGATCTTCAAGGCGATCTGCGCCGACTTCTCGGTGCTAGACAGGGAACTTTCCTCGTCTTTGTCGCTGACGGCGGCGAGTTCATCCAAGAGTGCGTATACCTCTTCGCGGTGCTTCTTCGGCACCCGCAGCAGGTTCCGCAGGGTGAGGGTCTTGCCGTCGATGGTGATTTGGAACGGGGCGAACTCTCGTTCGATCTCGGATCTCATTGAGTCGAGGGTGAAAATGTTGTTGGACATGACGGGCCTTTCGGGGTGTTTGACGGGCCTACAGGGGTTCTGAAAGGAAGGGGCGGGCTGGCCCGTCGTAGGAGCCCGCCCCTTCCGGTCTCTCAGGTGAACAGCTTCTCGCTGACCCATTCGAACTTGTTCGCGCTTCCGTACTTGAGGAAGGTTGCGCGAACCGGGAGGGTGGCGAACTCGTCCACAGCCAACTGGATGGAGTCGTCCCGGCGAACCGACGCCTTGGGGGCGTAGAAGCCGATCTTCGTGTCACCGTCCACGATGATGATGAACAAGGCAACCTCCACTGGAACCTGGGTTCCACCGGAGACACCGAACACGCCGGGGGTCTTGCTGGCGTTGCGTCCGTAGTACAACTCGAACGACTCGGTGTCGAACTCTGCGAGGAAGATCGTCAGGTAGTCCGCGATGGGCTCCGTAACGACCTCGCGCAGCGACTCGTTCTGCCAGGTTCCCCTGACTTCGGTGTCGCCACCATCGAACCCGAACTCCGGTAAATCGTCTCGGGATGTATTACCAATGTTGGTGAATCCGTTGGGTGCCGTTGCGACATCGCTGGCTACGGTGACGCTCGCCGGCTCCAGCTTGGAGTTGACGGTCACGCCGACGTTCTCCTCACCGAGATCCTTGATGAACGCGACCACGAAGCCGTCCTCAAGGAAGCCGCCGCCGGTAACCTTCACGTTGCCCGCGCCGACGCCTGCGATGTTCTCCAGGGCCGTCTGCACTTCGGCGGCGCCGGAATCGAACGGCAGATCCAGTGTGGTGCCCGAAGGTGCCAGCGACGGGGCAGCCTCAACCGCCTTGGTGGACTTTGCCTTCGGGTCTGGGGTGGCGACAGCCGTCTCACCAGTGGCCGGGACGGTCACTGCGGCCTGCTTGGGCGCCACGACACCTTCACCCACGGTGAGAGCGAACGCGCCACCCGTGGGAACCGCAGAGGCGGTCACCTTGCTGGACGACGACCCGAACGTCTCGGGGTCGAGGGCTTCCAGGGCTGCCGGCGAGGGACGTGGGGTGCCCGGAGGGGCGATGAAAACGTACCCGACTGCGGCAGTCAACACTGCTTCGTCATTGAACGACATTGATACTCCTAGCTAGTTGTTTCGAATGGGGTGGTCGTACCCCAAGTTGTATGAGCCCTTGAACCCGCCAGGAGTCCATGAACAGGGACGAGAATTGGGTTGCACCCATCGTTTCGAACATGGAATGCAGATACCCTTCATCTGTTTCTTCTTGACGCCGCACAGCGTCGTAGAGCGCCTCCAGGGCGTCTTCATAGAGTTGTTCCGTATCGGGTAAGCCTTCTGTCCCAAAGGCTGTCAACTCGATAACGGGCAACCCTAAGTTTTTGGGCCGGCGGTCATGTCGTGAGCCGCCGATACGCCTAATGTTCAGCATGGGGAACTCGCGGAAGTCCACGTCCTCAACCCACGATCCGACTTTCACGCCAGGGAACTTGTCGCGCAGGATCGGTATGACGATGGCTTGGACCCTTGGGATCACCGACATGCGTCTACCTCCTTACGAAACAAGGCCGGTGGCCTTGGAGATGATGTACGGGCCGTCAGCGCCCCTGGCGCCGAACTCAATGACCCAGGCGGCACGGTCGCCATCGGTGTCATCAAGGTTGACGAACCCGTCCACGTCGCCTTCGCTGACCGTGATTTTCGAGTCGCCGCTGTAGCGGACTTGCGCCAGCCTCGTTTCGGCCCTCCTGGCCGATGCGTTCACATGATCCATCACGGCGTCATGGACACCGTCAATGCCGGAGATCGCGAAGTTCATCGCGTCGAGTCGGGCGCCGGAATCGCTGCCGATCAACGAAATGATTCTCATCAGTACCGCCGGAGCGTGTAGGTGACGTGGGCTGTGCGCGGCGAACTGGTGTAGATGGTGGCGTCACCGTGAACGGCGAACCGTTTACCCATCCACTCCACCTGGGCTTGGGCACCCATGTGGCATTGGTAGCGGCGAGGAAGCCGGAACGAATACCACTTCTCCGACTCAAACCCTTCGTTGTCCTGTTCAGCGCGGCGAGCGGACGTGCCCGATGCACCCAACGGCTGGATGCGTGCCACCGCCGGCACGCCCACCTTCGACGGCCGGGTCTGAATGTTCCCGTCGATGTCGGTGACAACTTCTTCGGGGAAGATAGTGACCGGCTGGTTGCCGCCGTCGAGCAGGCTCATATGCGGTGCCTCACCCAGTCCAGCACCCGGTAGTAGTTCCGCATGTCCTCTTGGTCGCGGCGGCGCTTCCACTTCTGCGGGCCGGCCGACTCGGGGGTTTCAGACTCCCAATCGGTCGGGTATTCCCCGCCACCGACAACAGCCCGCGGGGTGAGGAAGAACATGCCCTTCCCCGAGCCGGGGGGTGCCACACCGAGTAGCCACCATTCGCCTTCGGTGATGACACCGCCGCCGACACCGGCAGCGTTAGCGGCGGCCGCATCAGAGAGCCGGTAGGTGTAATCCCCATCGGTTTCGCTGACGTAGCCGTCCGGGTTGCGGGCCATGCGGAGAACAGAATCGGACTCCACCTGAACCAC